TTATATCTGGCTCCTGCGTAGCTCGCTGCTGTGCGTTTGTTCAATTTTCTTAACACAATTGGTTGAGCTGGATCACCGTTTAAATGTCCGGTCAATCTCATTTCACCTGCTGCTGCTGGTACACCAGACACAAGTTTAGCTCTTGCTGTGACTGATCCTGATACTTCTTGTACTTTGTATCTTCTAGCACCTAATTGTTTTATGATAAACACGTCTGATTGATTTGTTCCACCTATGTAGGCTTCACATCTGATACCTTCTGCAGCGCCCACGTATGTTCCAAATACTTGCACTCCATTACGGTCTGATCTTATTGGTCTTCCCATTTGTTTTCTCCTGTTAACGTTCTATGTTATACGCGGTGGGTTAAACCGCATAAGTTCAACCATGTGTTGAACGCAAGTATTTATCTTTTGGACAGGGTAGCTAATAGCTCTAGTTTTGAAAATGTTTTCAAATGATTTTGAGCCTGCAACAACACTATTCTGGCCTGCTCTTTGAAGTGTTCTCGACGAGTTTGACGATACTGTATCAATAGATCCGCACGCTGGTTCATCAGTTTGTCAATGTGTTTTTTGATTCTTTGTATTTCATGTGCAAACATGGGATGATGCTTGATCCATGTGTCCAGTTGTTTCCTCTGAGCTAGGTATGATTGCATCAATTCTTTTTCTGTTTGATCTGTCATGCAATTATTTAAGTGATTTTTGCAGCAGTCTTGCCCCATATGATATCATAAAATCTGCACCTGCTCTGATGAATACCCACATGCTTTCCTGCAACAATTTATCCTTCACTGTGCTGGATTGTATGGCCACCCATTCTCCTGAAGTTTGATACACTCCCACAGGTTTACCAGTGGCATCCATGATGGGCTTGATCAAATCAATGCTGCTCATGCCTGGTTTAACCATTAAAAAATCTGCACCTTGACTTGAATAATTGATAGAACTTTTCACAGCAGCATCACGATCCCGCACATCCAATTGATACCAACGTTCTGTGTTGGGCGTGCTGTCCACTGCCAGTCTAAAAGGTGCATACAAAGCACTGCGAAACTTGGTGGAATAACTCATCACTGGTCGGTCAGTGATGGATTTTATAGTGGCCACTGTGAATGGTTGCATGTCACTGGGTGCCACACAATCCACACCTGCTGTGAGATATGCTTGTGCCAATTCACCCAAATGTTTTTGTGTTAACACAGCATCATCAGGCACACAGCAATGACCATCTGTTCTAACGCCACACAAACAAACATCAGCAATCAAGTATATCTGATCACCAAATGTTGTTTTGATCTGTTGAGCTATGTGTTGATGTGACTGCCAATTGGGCTGATCTGATTTGTTTTTTGTGGTAACAAACAATAAAAAATTCTGTTGTCCCAAAGAAATATCTGTGCGAATTCTTTGCACAGCATCCGTCACACAATAGTTTTGATTGTGTTCTCCCAATCCTGAATCATAAGATTGTTGTGTGTCATTCACAAATATGGGTTGAATGAGTTTGATCGTATTTTTTAATTTTTTTTCAGAGCAGAACATGTTTCAGCTGTGGCTGGTAAACCAATGTGTTTGTCATACACCCAAACATAGCTGTAAGCAATTTTGTCTCCAGTCATCACACACTTCATACCAAATTCCACTCTTGGACTGGATATGTTGGAGCAACCAACTGTCAACAGCAATGCTGCCAATGATAATAATGTTTTCATATGTGTATATTAGCTGATATATTTTGATTTGTCAACGACTTTGAAGTCAAAAAAAATGGGAGGTTTTTACACCCCCCATTTTTGATATTCTTTTCGTGCTATTACGCGAACGACAAGTTAGCAGTTGTTACTGCAACTTTAGCCAAGTAGTCAGCTGCGTTACCTAAAGATGACGCAGTGTTTGACAATTCTACATAACCGTATCTTGTTAAGAAAGAAACAGTTGGTTCGAACGTGCTTGGGTTAAGAACAACGCCTGATGACATTAAAGGAATGTATGGGCAGTAGAACGCTGGAGCATCTGCTTCTGATGAACCTTTGTATCCTACTAATACATCGTCGTTAGCGGCATAAGTGTTTACGTATACTTTCATAGCTGAGTTCAAAGTTCCTACTAATTTATTGTTAGTTGGAGCTTCAAATGTGCCTTCAGTTGTTCTTGCGAATGCTGAAGTTGTAGCTGATTGAAGTATAGTCAAAGCAGTTGGAGATACTACTGCGTAGTTTCCAGCGCCTCTTCTTGTTCTTTGTGCTATCGCGTTAGCTGCTCTATTGATCAAGATAGCAAGAGCTGCGTGTTCGTCACCGACGAAAGTTGCAGTTCCAGAAACCGCTTGTTGGTCAAATGTATTGAAAGCTGAACCAGCTAACGATACTAATGAACCAATGATTTCTTGGTCAATCTCTGCAGTGATCTCTTGAGCTAATGCTGCCATGATCTCTGCTTCGATGTCGATACCTTGTTGTGATTGAGCATCTTGAGCTGCTTCGAAGGTCCAGTTTGCAGATAATTTTCTGCTTTTGGCTTCTACAGTTTGCTTCAAGATTTGGATCGATAGTTTTTTACCACCTGTACCTTCTAAAGCTGATGTTGAACCTGCTTTAGTAGATGAATTGTCGCCAGAATATGCTTCTGCGATTTTGAACGGTGATAAAGCTTCTTCGCCTGCAGTGTTTGTAGTTGTTCCGCTGCCTGCTTCTGCGTATCTTACTCTTAACGTGTGGATTTGTCCCACTGGACCAGTCATTGGCTGTACGCCTACTAATTCGTTGGCAATTACAGTTGGCATAACTCGTCTTATTACTGGTAGAATTACTCTGTTTAAAGTAGCAACATTGCCTGCAGAAGTGCTTCCTACTGATGCTGATTCATTGATATACTTTCTAGTATTTTCAAGAGTCACATCCATAACAGATTTTCTGTTACCTTTTAGCCCTTCTAACAATGCTGATTTCGTTTCTGACCAGCGTGCTTCTGTTAGTTCTGACATTTTATTTGTCTCCTATTTGTTTTGTTTGTTTATAAACCGGCAAGTCTTCGAATAGCAAATATATTGTTATCGAATACCTGTCTAACGTTAGTTTGTGTCTTGTCGCCTGTTACTTCAGTGCCTTCATTCAAAGCCTTTTTCTTCGCTGGTGCTGTACCGCCGTTTACTACTGATGGCATGTACTTGTCAAACGCTGATCTTAATTTTGCTGTTTGAACTGATTCCAGTAAGTTTTTCATTATTTCTTTTTGTTCAGTGTTAAGAGGAGCTGTAAGCTCACCAATAACTGCTGATCTCTCTGCTGCATCTTTTGCTGATTTGATCTCAGCGTCTTTTGCTTCAACCAATTTGGCATTCTCTTGTGCAGCTTTTTTCGCATCTTCTATTTGTTGGTCTTTGATCTTGACCACTTTTAGAAGTTTAGATGTTTCAGATTTTTCATTCAAGTAGCTTGAAGCATACTCTTCTGAAAACGTCTCAAACAATCTGCGTCCAAAGTCGTTCTTACGAGCAGATTCAATGTCGCCTTTAAGTTGGCCAATTTCTTTGGTAAGAACTTTGCTAACTGTTTCAGTCACCACCGCTGAACTCTTCTCGATGAAGTTCTTGCGAACTTTTTCAAAATGAGCTTTGGCTTCTCTGATTAAGCGTACTTTGGTCTCTGCTAGGTCTTGTTTGTCTTGATGAAACTCAGCTATTTCCTTAGATAGAGCTTCTACCACAAATTCTTCAAGTTTGCTGAAGTTTTCAGACACAACTTTTTGATCTGCGTGTAGTTCTTCGATCTCCGCTGCGAGTCTTTCAAACACAAAAGATTTCAGTGCATCTGTGTTTTCACGGATGGCCACTGCGTATTGTGCTTTGGCTTCTGCTAATTGATTGCGATCTTCTGCAAATTCAGCAATTTCCACTGCTAATTTTTCTGACACTAACTTGTCCACAGCATCAATTAGTTGCTGTTTGTCGTGTGCATACTTTTTAGCAAACTCTTCACGAAGTTCTGCTGTGGCTGCTAATTTATTTTCATTAATTTTAGCATTCCAAGCATTTTCGATTTCAGCTCTGATCTCTTTGGAAACAACATTGTTTTCAAAAAGCGATTTCAGTGCATCTAACATTATATTTTCTCCTATTTGTTTAACGGAGTTTACTGATGATATTCACCAGTTGTTCCTTTAAGTATTCTTGTGCCTGTGTGTCCCTTGCGATGTTTAAAGCTCTATAACCACCTTTTGTGTTCAAAAGATGTTCATAAATTGGTGTAGGATAGGCTCCCGGAGCTGACGGTTGAGCCACTATATCCACAGTGATGATTTCAAAATCACTCACTTGTCCAGACCCGTCTTCTTTGACGTTGCCTGATCCACGCGATGAAACTCCCAGTTTAACTCCGCTTTCCAGCATAGTTTTAACTAGTAGTCCCATCGGCGTAGGTAATATTTTTAGTTTGCCATGTCCATTTGGGCCATCCATCCACATGCTTGATAACATGTGACTCACACGGTCCAAATTGATATTAAGTCCTTCTGGATGATCCACTTCGCCCAACACTGAATAACCACCTTTGATCTGATCGTTGAGTGTGTTGACAGCCCTACCGATTTCACTAACAGGATAC